CCTGTCAGCCGCTTCTCAAGTAGGTCTTTTATTAAAGGCCCGATGGTAAGGCACCAGATGCAGAATCTGGGAGAGCACCATGAACACGATTAATTAATTCATGTTAAACATAAACACACACAAAACGCGTGTGCCACGCATAACAAAGGCACGGAGAGCACTAGTTGACACAATTAAATGTCAGACAGGTGTCTCACTCGGGCAGGATGCATCAAAGTTGTTTGTCATCTTTGACTCCTGGACAAAATGTGAAGGTATACGTTCTTCAACCTTACGGTTAAAGAATATATATTTAATCACACTTTGTCTCCTGCTTAATCAACCGAATCCCTGTATACCATTTGTTAGAACAACAGAAGGTTTCCCTACTGTTATCTTATTCCTTAAGAAGTACGGTTGTACTCCTCAAGGTAAGCAGGCTATTCTAAGTCTGCTCGCATGGTATAGAGGTGTAAGAGCTCCCGGGACACCCGATTTCACGTCCATTACTAATGAACGAAAAGTCGTGGTGCCCGATGAGCTTATACAGCGGATTAGTTCGAACATTAAAAGAAATGAAACTTTTAGTGTTTCTAAACTAAGCCCTCCCACGATACAATTGAGATCTAAAGGTGGACCGAATGGGCAGGCTACTCTCACGTGCCTTCAAGATATATTAAGTCTTGAAGATCATATGAAAGAGTCTATCCAATATATTGCTGAAGCTCAAGGAGGGGTCGATTTTGTCGACTCTTTCATTGAGTTCATTAATATAGTCCGAAAGCCAAAATCACAAAGACTAGATCCTATTCACTCAAAACTTGCTATTAAGCAAGAATTAGGTGGAAAAGATAGAGTCTTTGCGATTGTTGACTATTGGACTCAGTCTACATTAGAACCACTACACTCCCAGTTAGCCTCGATCTTACGTACAATCAAATCTGATTGCACATTTGATCAGGGGAAAGGCGTTGAAGAGATTAAATCTTGGACTAAATCTTCAAAAGAGATTTATTCGTTTGATTTAAAATCCGCAACTGACCGTTTTCCTTTAATACTTCAAGCTAAAGTATTAGAGAAACTAACTGGAGAAAATGAGTATAGTTCTCATTGGGCTAATCTAATTGCTAACCGCCAGTTCAAATATAAAAAGAACTTTTATAAATGGTCTGTTGGTCAGCCCTTAGGAGCGTATTCGTCTTGGCCAATATTTGCCTATTCTCATCACTTAGTTGTGAGAGAAGCAGCAAGATTAGCTGATGTTAAAGACCCCCAATACTTCTTACTCGGAGATGACATTGTCATCAATGGGAAAGCAGTAGCGGAGAAATATCAGATCCTAATTTCTCAATTAGGACTTGATATATCTTTGACAAAATCGATATTCGGAAGTCACGCCGAATTCGCAAAACGAATATTTTCTGAAGGTTTAGAAATTAGTCCTACTCCAGTGAAACTCTTGCTCGCTTTGCAGCGAGATCCCCTTCTTATAAAAGAGGCATGTCAAGAGCTATACCAAAGGTCCTCTGATAAAGAGACCTTTGAGAAACTCCGATATATCTCCATAAAGTCATTTGCTGCGACCACTCGGTCAAAGGAAATGGCTAGACGG